GATTCCTTCTTCGTACTGTTCCTTCGTCACGAAGCCCAGCATCTTCGCCAGTTCTTCGCGTGCGTCTTCGGAATCGTCGCTGTCGTCGTCGCCGCTGTCAGTCAGTTCCAGATCTTCCAGCGACTTGTTCAGGATCGCTTCAGTGATCTTGTCGACGACCTCATCAAAGGCGATGTTCTGCGTGTCAGCCAATCTTGTTCACCACCTTTCAGAAGGAACTATCGGGACGGGGATCTAGTCCGCAATCCCGTATAGGTCGCGGATCACACGACCAAGAAGATCAGCCTTGACCCGCGCCATAGATCTGGCAACGACTGATGCCAGCAGTCGTCGCTTCGCCCCAGTGATCCGCCCCGACTTCAGCGCAGCAGCCACAGGGGAAAGGGATTTCATCGTCTTGGCTATGTCAGCCTTGACATCGTCCTGTTCGCAGATGAACCGCAGTGAACATTCGATCATCTTGTCGATGCCTTCGCGCAGCAGGACCTTTTCCAGCCCTAGCGCCACACGATGCTTCTGGACGTGTTCGATCCCTTCAGCAGGACCCCTTTCGCCGCTTCGCGCACCGTGCAGTGCAGCCCATGCTGCATTGACACCGCCTGTATTCAGGTACATCGTGCCGGTTGTGAAGACGCCGATGTCGTTCAGATCGCCGCCGTTGGCGATGTGGTGATGCGGATACTTCCAAGTGGTCTTCTTGTTCGGATCGCCCATGACCGCATGCGCGATCCGTGGCAGCTTCGTCTTGTCGACGTCGCCCCAGTCAGGTTCATCTTCCTGCGTGTTGCTGTTGTGACGGAACTTCTGGATCGTCCGATGTCCTTCGTCTGATCCACCACGAAGATCGCTGATCGCTTTCGATAGCGCGACTGCGCCATCTGGATTCGACCGCCATGCCGTGATGGTCAGTTCGTGAAGCGTTCCGTCCAGTGCAGTGGGGATTTCTCGACCGTGTTCCTTGTAGAAGACATCGTCGAAGGCAGTGACGATTCCGCCGATGGAATACCCCAGTGGCGTCCCGTGTTCCAGCTTCATCAGGATTTCTGAAACCAGCTTGTTGCCCGTCTGTGATTCTGGATCGAAAGTAGGTTCCAGAACCGTGGTTGCCTCGAATGCGTTATCGCCGACCATCCGTGCTGATTCAATGTATCCGACAGTCGACAGTAGGTGATGTTCGTGTTCTGCGAAGACCGGCAGGCCCTTGGCTTGCTTCGCCATCTTCTTGACGAAGGCTGGCGCCATGATTTCACCGTCATGGTCCAGCGTCGAACTGGATCCGATCCCAGTCAGCCTGACCTTTCCATCAGATCCCGTTGTCGCCTTGAAGATCGGACGACCTTCCTTCTGCTGTAGCGGAAGGAAGATCTTGAAGAAGCCGGTCCCGCCCTGTTCCGCCGTCATAGGCTTCTTGGTTTCGGGCATCGAACTCGCCTCCATCAGATCCAGCTGGAAAGCGTCCTTGCCTTCGTGCGATTCAAGCGCCTTCTTCAGCGCAAGTGCCATACGCCTGCTTCGGCCATGGACCCGCTTCTTGTAGTGCCACTGTCCAGATCCGTTGTCGTGATAGTAGATCTTCTTGACAGCAGCCCACGCCTTGTCGCACCGCTGCGTCAGTTTCTGATCATCAGCAGCGTTGTAGGCAGTGACCCAGACCTTGATAGCATAGGTCGGAAGTCGTTGAACGTCAGTGGGCAGTTCGTCGTACTTCTTGTACTGCCCTTTCAGCGGTTCCCGCGTCTTCTTCGGCAGGTACTTGCCCCCTGAGCCGCGAAAGTAATCCCGCTTGACGTTAGCCCAGCCAGCCTTCCGCCCTGCTTCTTCCGCTTCCGCTTCTGACTTCCCGTCGTCGATCGCTTGACGGTAGGCAGCATTGAAAGCCGAAATGAAGGCACGCTGTACGCCCGGACTCTGGTCCTTGACTGCGCTTGGTATGTCGTCCGGATAGCTGTACGGTTTCGACAGCCGTCTGCCCGTAGGCATACGTCCCCTTTCGCTGGACCGCATCCCTTGTAAGGCTAGATCGGAAACCGAATCAAGAAAGAAAGCAGACTATCGCTGAGCGCCGACGATCTTGTATTCGCCGTGGCGCCATCGTGCAGGGATGACCCCCTGATTGCGGCAGGCTTCCTGAATCGTGCGGATTCGCTGGCGGGCATCGATCGGATCGCCTTCGATCTGGTTCGCAACGTAGGCTTCCAGATCCTTTCTGTCGGCGACGTGTCGCATTCGCTCGAAGACGTCGTATTCCAGTGTGAAAGCCCCGAAAGGATTCGCGACTTCATCTGCCGGGATCAGTGAGTAGAACGCCTCCGCGAAGTTCTGCGCTGCCTGATCCATCATCGCCGCAAGTTCTTCCGGCCGATCTTCTGTGAAAACCGCCCGTGGGAAGGCTTTCTGGATCACCCTGCGTCGCATGCTCAGTTCGACTTCATGAAGCTGATTCATGATGTCTTTCGGATCGCCGACGATCGGTCGCCATGTGCAGCGGCACCGGCAGTGCAGTGGAAGAAGACCGTGTGCATCTTCGATCGTGAAGACTTCGCCCTGATAGGCAAGACAATCTGGACAGGTTCGATGGTCTTCCGTGGCCTGATATTCGACGTACTGGACGCCCATCTGCGAATGGCCTTCCAGCTTGCCTTCGTTGAACCATCGCAGAACTTCAGTTCGCGCCGTCAGCATCGCCCAGTTATCAGGCTTCAGGTAATAGGTGTATCCACGCCGCAGCACCCGTCCCGTGTCAGGATGGATCCTTGGCTTGACATGAACCGGGATCGGACGATCCCAGACTTCTAGGATCCGTCCCCTGATCAGTCGCAGTTCTTCACCGGCCTGAACGCCTTCGATCATGGCGAACTGTATTTCGTCCTGAATGCGCCGTGCGATGCTTTCAGACAGACGGATCGTGTACGATTCCGCGAAAGCCATCGCCCGTGGATCTATCATGTTGAAATCGGCTGGGATATTGAACTCCGCCATCGCAGCGTCGCCGCCCAGCGTGTAGGTTTCGTACAGGTTGTCAGTGAAGACATCGTGATATGGCGTATGTTCCACATGCGACACGACACGGATCGCTTCAGGCGGGATCGCGGCCCCCTGCTTTGCCAGCCACGTCTTCACCTTGGCAGGGAACCTGCGCTGTGTGAACAGCGTAGCGATCGGCTGATCCACGCCCCAGCGACGGTAGATCACCCGGTCATCGACGACGACGTCTTTCAGGAAAGCGAACGCTTCGCGTCTGCACTTCTCAGTGAACAGCCTATCGAAGCGTTCTAGGCAGGCGTCTTTCGCTTCGTCAAGCGCCTTGCGCAGACGGATTTCGACTTCCGCCTGCTGAAGAAGTGTCCAGCTATACAAGGCGCCGTTCGTGTTGAAGAACTGGTCCCAGACCAGACTGGGACCGCCTTCCCGGACCTGCTGCGCATACTGATCCTTGCGGGACAGATCCGATCGTTCGACGTCAAGAAGTTCCGGCTTCGTCGGCATCGTCGGTCCCTTCCGAAGACGTGAACAGCGAAGCCGGGAACGAAAACATGGTGTTCAGTGCGCTTTCCCTGTACTTCAGCATCCGGATCATGACATCGATGATGTCTTCCTGCGGAATGCCGCGCAGACCGATCAGATTCGTAGGATCTGCGACAGCCTTGATGAACGGCATCTGCATGTCCTGTTCGGATCCTTCTTCGCCTTCAGGAACACTTTCCGGCGGTTCGGCCTGTTCAGGCATTCCCTGCGATCCGAACGGAACGAAGCTGGTCGGGACGAACGGTTCATCACCCCATGACACCGGGATCAGCCCCAGTTCTTCCCGGATCATATTGATCGTCATCACGCCTGTTTCCCAGTACATCTTGTGGATCTTGGCTTGCGTTTCTTCGTCCTTCGGCATGAATGCAAGCCAGTCCATATAGACATCATCGTACCCGAATCCGCGTTCGTCCCAGATCACATGACTGTTGAAGGAACTGGCGAATGTCCGCAGTCGTGGCGCCAGCGTGTCCTTCTTGAACTGTTCGGACTGCTGCTGACTGTTCAGCTTGCCGGTCCCGACGTCCACGACGCCAAGAACGAATGGCTGCATCCCGTAGATAGCCATGATCTTCGTCAACAGCCAGCGACTGTATTCCTGAAACTGCATGTCCTGATTCGACAGACCCACCTGCTGAAACCGGACCTGCCCCTGTTCCGTCCCCATCAGAATCGGCCGATGCGGACGCCCCTTCAGTTCCTGTTCCCACCATGCCCGAACACGCTTCATCGCAGCGTCCGCCTGCCCCATTCCAAGGTTGTCGAACAGTACAGCGAACCGTGGCGTCGCGTCGTTGCTGAAGAAGTCCAGCGTGTACTGGGCAGCATACAGTTCCGCCGTCACCGTCTGTCGAAGGCTTTCCAGTGGCGACAGACCGTAGATCATGCCAGACGACGGATACATCATGTCATACAGCAGCGATCCGATGGGGAACTTCGCAACGATCTGGCCCTTGGAATCGACCTGATGGTAGGCTTCGTCTTCGCTCCGGAAGACGCCGCGTGAATCGACGTTCTTCTTGATGGTATCGCCAGCGACCGAATACAGTTCGATCGGTCGTTCTTCGCCAGTTCCCAGATCTGTTCCGGTCACGACCTCCATCGCCGCAGCATCGTACAGCAGTCCGTCCTTGTCCCGCGAAGCCCGGATCGTAGCGAAGTCTTCCACGCCGTTGTTCGGATTCGCAATCAGGTCTTCGACTGCATCCTTGTGCCGCTTTGCATCGTCACTCGGTTCCCTTGGATCCTCGATCATGAAGCGAATCGTCGGCTGGACTTCGCGCAGACGCATGATGATCCTGTCAACACAGGCCCTGACCCAGACGTTCGCAAGGTACATGCGATGCATTTCGTCATAGCTCAGTCCTCGATACAGCATCTTTTCCGGCACGGAATCGTCCGTGGCGAACTCGACACTGTCGACCACGCTACGCTTGTCAGACTGCGCTGTGGCAACCTGCCTTTTCAGCGGCCTGATGCCGATAGGCATACGGATCGCCCCCTACCCGATTCGTTCGTTGACGTATGACACAGCCAGCAGCGCACCGATGCAGACCAGCGGCACGATCCACTGTCCCTTGTTCAGATCGCGAATCATGATCAGTAGGATAAGGACGATTGAAGTGACTGTCACGAAGGAAAGCGTCGCACCGATGACATCGCGCATGCCATCCCAGAAGTCGATGATCCGCGTTCGCAGTAGCGGGAAGAATAACATGAAGCGCCGCCGCCGGTCTTCGCGTACCATTCCCTTCTTGCGTTCTTCGGACCGCTTCTTGATCGCAGCTGCTTCTTCCCGTTCCTGCTGGCACTGTTCACAATCGCAATCTGGCGGATGTACACCGCGAAAGACCGCATCCGGTTCTTCCGCACCGCGACGCCTAGACCGCTTATCAGACTTCGCTGGCATTCACATACTCCCAAAGAAGATCCCCGGCGACAGGGGAATGTCCGGCACGATCTTGGAAGCGATCGCCGCCAGACAATCTGCCACGTCCTTACTCCCGCGATTCACGCCTTCAGCTTCTGCGCGACGGTAGCTGTATTCCGGATGGTCGACTTTCCCGTTCGTTTCCTGAAGTTCCCACAGTTCACGC